ACTCGCCTGCTGTTGCCGCTCCGCTATAGCCTGCTGTTGCCGCTCCGCTATTGCCTGCTGTTGCCGCTCCATACTCGCCTGCTGTTGCCGCTCCGCTATAGCCTGCTGTTGCCGCTCCTCTATAGCCTGCTGTTGCCGCTCCTCTATTGCCTGCTGTTGCCGCTCCTCTATTGCCTGCTGTTGCCGCTCCGCTATAGCCTGCTGTTGCCGCTCCATACTCGCCTGCTGTTGCCGCTCCTCTATTGCCTGCTGTTGCCGCTCCTCTATAGCCTGCTGTTGCCGCTCCGTACTCGCCTGCTGTTGCCGCTCCTCTATCATTCTGATTAACGTGGTGTGTAACGTGTTCTTTTACATACTCGATATGTGCTTTCGCTAATCCAATAACTCCGATTTCTGCTCCAATTTTTATCTTCTTGCTTGCAACCTTACTGTCTGAATTATCGCCCTTGCTATCATCGTCAACCTCGACCTCACAATATCTACTTGTGTTTGGTAGGTAATACCACAAAACGTCAAGTGGTGACTTGCAAGCATGAAACCCACTACTGCATGGCTCAACCTCGCCCTCATGTTCATACTCTTTGCCTATTTCGTACTGAAAAGGCTTTCCGTTAGGATTGCACTGCAACTTTTCATTAAATCCCTTAAATGCTTTCATCTTTACTTCTCCAATCTGTATATTGCATATCTTTTACCTTTTGCTATATCCGTTGTTATCTCATACCCCTCGTCTCGCAAGTCGGATATTCTCGCTCCTAGTCGCAAGCAACCGTATAGCTTTAATGCTTCTAGCGGTGTGATACTGCCATACTCTTTTAAGTGGCTTAATACCGCTTGCTTTTGGCTTGGCAATCCTTTAAAATTGACTTGGGTATTTGTCGCTCCTTTGTGGGCGGCTTTTTTATTTGCCATTGTTGTCACCATATTCCTTACGAGCCATCCAACCATTTATAAATGCAAGTGGGAATGCTTCATCGACAAGTTTTTCTTCTTCAATTGATAACGGTCTTTTGATAAGAGACTCTATGCTAGAGTGATAAGCCTCTCTTTTTTTTGCAAAGACTTTGTTTCTTGCTTTTTCGCACTCCACAAAATCTTTATTAATGCTTGCCAAAACCTCGTTAATTAGTTCGTCAATCGCCTTATCAAACTCTGCCTCTTTCACCTGTTCTTGTTCTCTTTCCTTTTCGTTCTGTGCGCTTTCTTCGTCACGTGATAACAATTCAATAAACTCTCCTAGATTTAAAATATCCATTTTCTTCTCCTTATCTTGCTCCAAATACATATGCGATAATCCAAAATTCAGCTATTAAGCCTATTAGTGCGAACGTGCCTAGAAAATCTGTCGGCTTGCAACCTACTTCCTCGCACCAGTTCTTAAACCTCTTGTACTTCTTAATCATCTGTGCTACCTCTCATGATTTCTAACGCTCTTAACATTGCGTAAAATTCCGTTTGTGCGTTCTGTGTTCCTTTGTCTTTCAGTCCAAAACGCTCAACCATTTCTCGGTATGTTGCTTCTAGTTCTGATACTTCTTGCGATAACTTATCTAGCCTATCCGCCAGTTCAACCTCTGCTGTGCAAAAGTCCTTAATTCTAAATCTGAATTGTTTTCCTATTCGATAGACGCCTTTTGCTCCCTCACGCCCTAGTGTTCGCAAGGCTTGTTCGTCTATCCCTAGAATCTTTGACGCTTCGGCTGTTGATAAGAACCTTTCGTCTATCGGTGTTTCCATGTTCGCTCCTTTCTGTGTCTTTTAGGACACTTATTTAGTAAAAAAAATAGGTACTGGCGATGTTAAATCAAGCACTTTCATTGTCTTTGATATTTCGGACTGCGTAAAATCTGACCGCCCACTAATTTTTCTATAGTATGAAGCGGTGGAAATACCAACCTTATGACAAAACTCGGATACTGTTAGTCCGTTTCGCTTGATTTCATATTCGAGTAAATATCTATCCATTGTTCGCCCCCTCTCTGTGTTCTTTAAGACACCTAAAGTATATCCGTTGTGTCTTTTACTGTCAACCCCTTTTGTGTCTTTTTTTGTATTTATTTTTCATTTGTGATTATTTCTGTTGCTTTTATGATTTAATATTGGTATTATTCAACCACGTTAAAGCTGATTTACAAAGAGGTGGATATTATGGAAATTGGCGAAAAAATTAAGTACCTACGCACAAGACAAGGAATGACACTTGAGGAACTAGGAGAAAAAGTTGGTGTCGGAAAAAGTACAGTTAGAAAATGGGAAACTGGGGCAATCGCTAATATGCGTCGCAATAAAATAGCAAGCCTAGCGGACGCACTCAATGTATCACCCTCATATCTCATGGGGTGGGAAAATGAATATAATACTGATATAGATATAAAGAGTAATAGCGGTAGTGTGTCTACCTCATTTGGTTCTGACCCAAAAGACGGACACCCTTGTTCCAAAATTACAAGCATGGACTTGTTCTAACGATACTAACACTAATACATATACCACTAACAACTACTATTCGTCCTCGTCTTTTATGAGGTACTTATGATACTAAAAGATATGAATGATAAACAGTTAAAAGATATGATACGTTATGGCAACTTTATTTTGAAAGGATAAGACAATGAATAAGATTCCTAATTGGTTACGTTATATTTTGGCAATTCCAGCAGGTATTGCACTTGCGGTTGTTGGAAGTATTCTTACTTATATTTCTAACAGATATGTATCTGATAGCAACTCATGGAATATGGTATTTATCAGATTTGTCGAACCTAATATTGGAATGCCAATGTTTTTCATTGTGGGTATATATGCAATGCTGCCTAATCATAAAAAGGTGATTAGTGGAACAATCAGTATTGTATTAGCATTAATTTGTATGGCTGAATTATTTTTACACATGAGCCTGTATGATACAGCAGGGGTAATGGCAACAGCAGTAACGCTATTGATAATGGCTGTGATTCTACCAAAAGACAAGGACGAAAACGAGCAGTCTAACGAAGCAGTACAGAGTGATGATAAAACTGAATAATTAATAGGTGTATATATCATGTATATAGAGCAAGTCAGTAAAAATAAGTTTCGTGTAACACTATCACAAACTATTAACGGTAAACGGAAAAGACACACGAAAACTTTTACCACAACAAAGAAAAAAGACGCCATGAAAATGGCTCAATCATGGGAACAAGAGATACTATCAAAGGGTTCTAGCGAATATACTGTATATAGCCTTATTTCGGCTGTTTGGGACAATGTAATTAAGAATAAGTCTCCTAATACCATTGACGGATATAATGCTTGTAAAAAGCGAATTTTCGATACTATGGACGATATTAATGCAAGCGACCTATCTCCTAGATTTATACAACAATGGATTGATAAACTGGCTGAAACAGATACTCGCTCAAACGGAAAAAAGCACAAGTATTCTCCTAAAACTATAAGGTCAACATATTCTGTTCTATCACGTTGCTGTTCTATTGCCGTTCTGTGGGATATACTACCGTCCAATCCATGCCATGATGTTATTATTCCAAACAACACAAGAAAATCTAATCGAATACTCTCGCCGTCAGAATTAGCCGTATTTATAAACAACCTAGACACACTACCAAAAGATAGTAAGGTTCTGTTTGAACTAGCCTTGTTTTGCTCTTTAAGACGTGGTGAGGTTCTCGCAATTGAGGACACTCCTATAGGAAGTAGAATACTCATAGATAAGGCACGTTACCGCTCGAAAGACGGAACGGACTTTATCAAAGAGCCTAAAACATCATCAGGCAAACGATACTGTTCTGTTCCTGATTTCGTTCAGCAGGATATATCTGATTTAAGGGAATATCATGCAAGCGAAAAGAAGCGTCTAGGTGCAGCATGGATAAATAGTAAATATCTTATAAAGGCAGAAGATGGCTCACCACTATCACCGCAAGCGGTCAATAAACGGCTAACAAAATATGTTCAAAGAATAGGAATAGAACATATAAACTATCATCAACTGCGCCACACCTATGCGTCTATCGTGGCAAGTGAGGGTACTGATTTAGTCACCCTATCACGTTTAATGGGACACTCTAATAAATCAACTACACTTAATATCTATACCCACCTATTCAAAGATGAAAGCGACATAGGACAATCTGTCGCAAATAACTTTGATGATATGTTTAAAAACATCAAAAATAGTCACGAAAAAGTCACGGAATAAATAAAAAGAACCTTGCAACCGTTGAAATTGCAAGGTTCTTTTGGCGGAGGACATGGGACTCGAACCCAATTAGTATATATTGATTACATATGATTGCGTTGTAAACCCATTGAAATATCAACGTTTTTGATTTTGATAAAATCGCAGTAAACTATAAATATCGGACAAAAAGTCACGAAAAAGTCACGAATTTTGATAAAGAAAAGAGGGGTTTGCAACCCCCTCTCAATCTCGACGTCTCACGTGTACACGGTAGGGCAACACACTGCCCGCTCTTAATATTGCTGTGCCTATAGCACTTTGTTGATAAATAAAGCAGCACGGCACATGTGAATTCTCGTCCATCGACTTACCCCATTCTGGGACACAGCGTTTATCCTCAATCTGCTTTTTTATCGTTAGTAAAGGTGAATATGTATGTATTCACCCTCAACCGCAATCAATACGGTTCTCTCTTAATTATTATAACATGCTGAACCCTATAGCGTCTAGCACGGCTGTGTAATGTGCTTCGCTAAAGAATACGGCTATATCATTAAATATCTGCATGTTACACCACCGATACTTCGCCATTTTTATTTGCTTCAACGGTCACCGTATCATCTGTAACTAACTTTCCGTCCTTGATGATATAGATGTTATCACCCTTAACGATACCCTTTTCAACACGGCTACCGTCAGGATTAAAATACTGCCAATCGCCATTAACAAGTTCAATCCAACCAGTATACATAACTCCGTCTTTGTCAAAGTAGTAGTTCTTGCCGTCAATCTCGTATGTTCCACCTTGATACAATGCACCGCTCTGTGGGTCTAAACAGTACCAACGGTCATTTAGATTTAGCCAACCAGTAACCATTTTGCAATCGCTGTTGAAATAATACCACTTGCCGTCAATCTCGTTCCAACCCTTAACTGCATAGCCACCGCTGTTGAAGTAGTACCACTCACCGTCAATCTTCTGCCACTCGGACTTATAATAGCTACCGTCCTTTTTCTTAAACCAATAGCCGTGACTGTCTAATATCCACCCATAAGATTGGAAGTTCGGCACAACAAACCCTCTGATGTATCGTCCATTAATAGGTATTTTTCTATATCCAGTAGAGTGGTTGTTGTGGATATTAAACTCAAACACGTTGATATATCCACCGCCTGCGGAAACAACGATACCTACATGGCTTGCACCAGTAGTGTTATCACCTCGTCCACTATCGTCCCACGCATAGACTATCCAGTCTCCTGCTGTAGGTACATAAGCGTCATTTTCCACCCATATACCCATGTTTTTAGCCTTGTTTACGATTGTGCCTACATTAGCGGAACAAGGGTAACTATTCCCTTGTCCGCATAGATAAGCAATAGCGGAAGCACAAGCCGCACAAAAATTAGCCGTATAGGTCATTGCCCAACCGTCAGGCTTGTACTTGTTGAACTCGTCAATAAGGGTTTTGTGAGAACCGCCCTTAAAACTCATTCCGTTGTAACGTATTGCTGTATTAACTATCTGCTCTCTGATTCCCATTGTCTAGCACCTCTGCATTTCTCAATCCTTTTTCGATTTCGGCTGTATTTAGTTTATCTGTTGGCACTCCATAACTCATTGCCCTTGCACTATCTCTAGTGCCTGCTGTTGTAGGGTCAACGATAACTCCTATCTGTACTAGCCATGTAACGAGCATCTTGGCTGTTTCGATTAGTAGTTCCTGCGGTGGTAGTCCGTCTTTTGCAACGGTGTACACTTTTATCATCTGATAGAACATAGCAATCAGCCCTAGTAGAAATGCCAATACCCACGTTCTATTCTTAAATCTCTGTCTCCAATTAATATTCATCATAATGATTTTCTCCTTTATTGATATTCATACCAAAATCACTAACAGGCAAAGTCATAACCTCTTTGTATACATCTTCTGCATAGTGATTGCCACCTAAATCATGATACTTTTCGTATATTTCTCTATACATTGCTCTTTCCCTTGCCGTTAGTGAACCTCGTCTTGAGAACTCATCACCCCTCAATACTAGCCTTGCTTGGACTTGTGCTAGTGTTAGTGAAACAAGTTGGTTAAACCTCTCAACAGGTATAAGCTGTCTGTTTCGTTCGTCATGCCTTGTTACTAGGAACTGAACGAAACTCATAAAGCTACCGCCTAGCAAGGTTGAGATAAGTGTAATTATCCATACATACCTATCCACCTACTTGCCCCCCAATTTTCTAACTCCGTAAATCCTTACAGGAACTTCTGAAACATCGGAAGATGATAGTGTTGTATACCCTTGCGACTTATATGCTCCACCACCAACTGAAATTACATGGCTAGAACCCACACCGCTACTTGCAAAACGTCTGCGATTGCACCAAAAGTTATTGCTGTTATTCTCGCCAATTGATACAGAGCAATGATTTACTGATTCACCCCTTTTTAGTCTGAACGAACTGTATGCGATTTCACTTGTATATCCGTTCGTCACAATTACATATTCGTTATAGTCACCACTAACAGAAATAGACTGCGAACTAAAACTAGCGGACGGAGACGGATTTTCCCATAAAATATCCATGACTTCCGCTTTCTCTAGTTTACTGTTAGTCGCAGCAAGCATATTCTTAATTGCTTTGAGTGTTTTTACTAAACTAATCATTTACTTTTCTCCTTTACACACACGCATTAAGCAGTTATATCATCGTTCTTAAATAATGATTTCAACTCCATTTCAAGGTTGCTGTCATTGATTTTTACATCGTTTACAGCATACGTTCCGTCAGTCACTCCCTTTTTAAAGTTGTCCTGCGTTTCAATCTTTCCACCAATAAATTTTAAAATCGAACTAATTGCGTTCATAAGATACCCCCTTTTGATTAAATATTAAGTGTGTTATTTGATAATCTTTTGTATAGTGTCTTAACCTCGTTATCGACCTCTACACTTCCTAGTGTAGCGAAACCCCAATCATAAACAGTTTCTCTTGAAACATTTGTTGCTCCGTCAGATATGCGGTTTAGTTTGTTCTTCATGGCGTCCGTAAAGTCATTTGAGGACAATCCCTTGCCATCTTCCTTGTCAACTTTTAATTCAAAAGAATTAACAACTGATGCAAAAATACCCTCTACATCGTCCATTCTTGCATATCTACTTAAATCAACACTTGTAGCACCAATACGTTCAAACTTCTTTGTGCTGCTTATCCACAAATATTCATCATACTGATTATCTTCGCTCTGTGGGTCTACTAGGAGATACAGCACACCGTTCTTACCGCTACTTGGTAGGGTATCAACAATCGTTGAACTCAATCCTGCTACACCGCTTATTGCATTGTCTACATAAGCCTTTATTGCTCTTGATTGTGCTGCGTTAGTTGAACTTTCAGATAGTATAGGGTCAAACTGTCCTGCGTCTCCACGTTCGCCCTTTACCCCTCGAATTACACCAGTTGTAAACTCGTGCCCGTCCTCAAACACTAGAGTTAAAGTGTAGTCACTATTCTGCCTAACCTCTTTAATTCCTGAACCACGTTCGCCAATCTCTCCCTTTTCACCTCGTAAACTAGCGGAATGGATTTCAGCCCCATTAGTTAGCCTAATGTTCATGGTGTAGCCGTTAAAATCAATATGTTCAATGCCTACACCATTTGTTCCATCAACTCCATTTTTGCCATTAAAGACTGTCGCTGTTGTTGTGCCGTCCTTGTCTGTTGTTGTTACTCTAACTCCGTTATCTAGCTGTTCTACTTTAGCCTTTGCGCCAACGTAAAACCTATCTTGGACTTTAGGGGTCATGGTCACATGTTCTGCGTTCTCGCCAATATTTAGTGTTATCTCATTACTCATAACGTATCACCTCATCAAGTAGTGTCGGCTCAAACGTGATTGTTTCTATATCCGTTTCACCTCTGTTTCCTAGATAGTCAATCCAATTAACTTGAACCCTTGCTGTTCCTGTGTCAAACCCTAGTGTATCGCTTTGAGTTAGCGATACACTTATGATACTTAACGGCTCTCCGCTTTCATCAACCTTGTTCTCAACATCAATATCATCACCAGTCTTTGTGATTGCCTTTCCGTCTTGCTCAAAAGTGACAAATACCTTGCACCTCTTTAGGCTCTTACCACCTACATTTAATGTGTATATGGGCGTTGTTCCTCGTTTTACTGCCATTGCTATTCCCCTTTCTTCTTTGGTAGTGGTACTTTTGGTACAACACTATCTAGCGATACTTTAGTTCCCTTTGACAAAGTTGAACTGTTCGCCACCTTGCCATAACTCTGCTTTGTTGCCTTGAACTTGCTAGGCTTAATTGGTGATTTAACCTTACGGCTCTTGCCACCGCTCCGTCTAAATCCGCCACTTCTTCTCTTGCCGTACCGCTTGTGGCTCTTACCATATCCACCACTACCACCGCCATAATGGTATTTTTTGTTGCTGTTGTTTGCGTCAAATAAGGCTCGTTTCTGTTCCTCTGTTAAATCGTCTCTTGACGCAAGATATGCGTTCATATCTCGCCAATATGGGCGGTTATAATGCTCTCCGTTGTATCTAGGATTGTTACTCTTAATCCTTGCGTCACTCTTTGTGCCTGCGACAAAGTCGGCGGCTTGTTTCTTTGTGATAACTCCGCTATCAACAAGTCCACGCATTTTAGCACTTAACTGCGTATATGCCCAATCAGCAGCACTCTTGCCCTTAACATTTACATATACGTTTCTCTGTGCGTTCTTGGTGTTGAACTTGGTGTAAACAGCTTTCCTCATTTCGTACTTGTCACTATCACTAGCATGTATATACGCAGGCTGTTTAGCTAACCACTTCATTGCGTCATTGGTACTTTTCGCCCCTGATAGTTCCTTTAGATTAAACTTATCTTTCATGCTGTATGACGGCACGTTAGGATTTCTTAAAGCACCTTGCCTATTGAAGTAACGGCTGTCTAATAGCTGTTCAACAATATCTTTTCCGTCCTTTGAACGAGTTTTGTTGTACTCTGCTCGCTCAAATTTATCCATTTTCATGCGGATTGCATTTTCTTTGCCTGTTGCCCTTGATATGTTTACCTCTGTTCTTGTCATGTTCTTTGGCAATATATCTCCTGCACGGCTGTTTTCAGGGTTAATGCCTGCCGCTAGGTCAAGTGCTTTCTGCTTCCTATATAGCCTTACGTTCTCTTTTGCTACATCATCGACTTTAACATCAGTAGTAGGGAACGGATTGAAAAATGCGTCAAACACTCTCCACGCTCTATCCTTGCCGTTCTTAACCTCTCCAACAACATTTCCGTTTACATCAACTCTTGGGGCAAGATTTCTATTAATGCCTGGAATTGCTCCAACAATGCCATTTGCAAAGAACTCCCAACTGTTACCACCAGTAGTTCCTGCTGTTCCTTGATAGTCAAAGTCATATGGGGCTGTTGCCTTTGAAATTGACCTTGATAAAGCTGGTATGTACTGCGTGATATAACTTTTAACCATTGACGCAACAATCGCTGTGAACGGGTTTTGGTTCTTTGCTTGCTTAACATCGTTTATCGTGTCAGTAATACCAGTAAAGCAAGAGGAACTCACTATCGGTTCTATGCAAGCACCAACAACTCCAATGAACTTGTCTAGTCCGTCAAACATGTTCATTCCGTCCTCTGTCTCGTCACCGCCATATAGGACTTGTCTTATCTTTGCGCCAACAAAGAATGAAGCGGAAATAGGTAGTGATAGGTTCAGCTTGGTTGATGTAGTCTTATCGCCCTTTTTGTGGACGATAGAATAGTCTTGTGCTCCTAGTCCTTTATAATATTTAGCTTCCTTTTCATCTGTGCCACTATCGGTAATTACGGAAAAGCCGTCTGATAAGTCAGGGTCATAGCCTTGCATGTTGAAACCAACTAGAAATGCCACCGAACCAGTTGCACCTCTGCAAAGTTTGTTGGCTGCTTCCATGTATAAAGGCTCAACTTCCTTTCTTGCGATTGCCTTAATCTTCTTTTCAGCACTTTCAGGTAACTTGTCACCAACCTTATATCCGTGCTCTTGCAAAACCTTTTTATAAACCTCGTTATATTGGTGCTTTGCATGTGCGAACCTACCTAAACCCTCAATTACACCCTCTGGTGTATAATTCACCATTTGTTTTGTTGCATTTAAAGGCGTCTTGATAAATGGGAATTTGGTTGAAACAGCTAGAGACGCTATACGTCTGCCAAACCCTGCATTTTTCTTTAGTCCTACCGCAGTAACTTGATTTAACCAATCAGCTAAACTATTCGCTTCACGATAGGTTGCTTCCTTTGCTGATTCAGCAGCATGAAGTCTTGCCTTTTGGATTAGCTTTTCTTGTGCTGTTTTGTCAACCTTGTCAAAGTTATGTAGCTTTAAATAGCTGTAAAATTGCTTCTTGTAGGCGAATGTAGCGAACACTTCATCGCCCCAATTAAGGGTCTTTCCTCGCAGTTCGTTAGCGACTTGAACTACTCTGCCAACTTTCTGCATACCACCACGCATATCACCAGTACCTCTGATGTACTCTCTACGGCTTAAATCTTCGGTTGCAATCTTCGAGCCGTCAGCATACTTAACCTCTGCGTTGATTAATTCGCTAATATCAGCTTTGATGTAGTTGTCAATTTCCTTGCCGTATGTTTTAACGGTGCTCATAAATTTTGGCACTTCGTCAAGTCTTACGAACCCTGTTTTTCTCTCGTCAATAAGTCCCGCTTTGTGCATTGCGCCCTCAAGGAAATACTGTAAATCGTCTTTCACGAATAATGCCGTTGAGTTTACTGCGTTACTTACGATATTTATAACGTCAGTTTCAGGGCTTGATAACATGCTTAAAATTCGCATATTCCGTAAGGTCTGTCCCATTGTAAAGTCCGTAAACTTCATACTCGACCTATACATTGCGGAAACCTTCTTGTTTAACAGTTCCTCGTTCTGTTCGGTCATTATTTCTTGCATTTTGCGTTCATAGTTTGGAACACGGCTCTTTAGAGACTCAAACGATATTCCACCGTCCTCGGCAATCCCTTTTAGCTTGCGTTCAACAATGGTTTCTCTGCCCTTTGGTGTTAGCCATTTCATGCCTTTTACAAGTGCACCAAACTTACCCCACTTATCCATCATATCTACTATGACGAGTGATACGTTCGCTGCTTCTTGGTGCATACCTATCTTTTCAAGGTGCTCCTGTAAAACAAGTGCGTCTGCTAAATCATCAATCACATATCCACTTCTCTCATCACGATACTTTTTGACAAGTGAGTGATAAACTTCGTTAGTATTTTCCTGAACTCTGTTTACAGCCTTGCCATACTCTAGCTTTGCATGGCTTACATCATAGTCAGCAAGTCCTCTCGCTCTTGCGTCCTCTAATAGTTCACGGCTATACGCACTCTGTGGTCTGTTCAATTCGCTAGTTAGTGCCTCTGATGTAAACTTCTCCTTTGTTCTTGTAGCCTTAATATCCTTTACGTTCTGCTGCATTTCGGCTTCGCTTAAATGAGTTAGGTTCTCGTCATGTTCCCTTGTTAGACGCTCTAATTCCTCATCACTATACTTTGGGATATTCACCTCTTTTTCAAAGTTTGCGTCAATCTTTGCTTTAGGCTCTGTGCTTGCTTTTGCGTGAATATCATCAACATGAACGTGGTTATTTACCATATCATCAGCGATGTTATCCACATGTTTAACAGAGTTATCCACATTAGCAGTAGGCTTAACATGTACATCGTCAGCTACGTTTTTCACCTCACTAAATGGTGAGTTCTCAACGAGATGCCTGTATGCTCCCTCTTTATCGCCACTATGTGCAATTCTTTCAGCTTCACTCTGAACAGCTTTCGACCTTTCTAGCTTTGTGTTGAACTCATTGAGTGCGTTCTTCTTCTCGTCTAGGTCTTTTATACCCTCAATAGCCTTGCGTTCCTCTTTCATACGAGTGTTCATCTGCTCGATTGTTGCCCTCTCATCACTTACTGATTTAAGGTTAGGCTCATCAGATACAGCACTTGCTTTCAGAGGTGGTTCATCTTTAACTCCCTTGACTTTTCTCTTTGGTGCGTCAAAAGGTATATCCTCATCAAGGCTTGCGTATGTTTCAGGACTATTCTTTGTGTACGATGTTTCACGAATGAGGTCACTGTTATCACTAGCCTTTTTTACAGAAAAATCGTCCTTGTTTCTGATTAAATCAGATACATCGTCCTTTATCTTGTTAGGTTCAAGATTTACGGAATTTTCCTCATTTTTTAAAGGTCTTATGATACCTTTGCCCTCATTTTCTCGCCTTAAAACGGAAATTTCAGCCTCGTTTTTTTCACCATTTTTAGCGATTTTCTCGCCTAGTCCGTCTAATGTTTCAGCAAGCTGTTTCTCTCCCTTTTTAGCATTATTCTTGCCTATTTTTTCGAGAACACTATCAACATCACTTGCGGAGATATGTTCATCAGCAAGTTTGCCTAGTCGGTCAAGTTCTTTAAACTTCTTTCCTGCTCGCAGTCCTCTAACAACATCGCCACCTAGAGTAACTGCTCCACCTAATCCCCAGTTTAAGGCAGCGTTAGTCGCTAGGTTCTTCTTAAACTCTTTCGCATTGTCAGAGTCTGCATATGCTTGTGATACATCATCAATTGCTCCTGCTGTTGAGTTGATTGCTGCGTCTGCACCTAGCTTATCGGCTAGATAAAGTCCATGCTTCATTGCCGCTTTCTTTAGGTTTTCTTCTGTAACCTTTTCACCAGCTCTCATAAGTTCTTTTCTAGCAGCATTTTTAACGAACCTAGAATTGGCAAGTTTTTCGCCAACCTTTATCCTTGCTCCGTTAACTGCGTTTGGGGCAATCTTCTTGAATAGTGCCTTTGCAGGTTCTTCCGCTCCACCAAAAGCAAGCATGCCCATACCTAGTTCGGCAGCAGTACCTATCGGTTTTGCTAGTGCACTAGAATTGTCACGAGCAATCTTTGCGGCTTTACCATTGTCTCCTGATAGTTTTTCAAGCCCTTTAATGCCCGGTATTCCCTCAATCGCCTTATTGGAAATATAAGACGCATTAGGGTGTTCCTTTGCGTTCGCTAACTTAATTCGCTCAATAGCTTTATTGTCAGCAATTCCGCTCTTTAATGCTTGTCTATCCTTTAAAAGCTGTTCCCTTTTTATGGCTTTTCCGTCAACCTTGATAACCTCATTAAGTTTGGCTTTTTGTGCCTTGTTGAACACGGAAATAGGTGTTTCGCCTAGCGGTAAATCAGCTTTCATAGGAGTTTTCATTGCGTCCTTAAAAGCCTTTGTGCTCTCTAGTTTCTTCCTTGCTTCCTCTCGCTGTTTCTTTTCTTTCTCCCTATCGGCTTGCGACTTCATTATCTGCTGTTGTTTCAGATAGTTAGGGTCAGCATTTTTATTAAAAGAACGAGAAAAAGGGTTTCCCCATTTTTCTCGATTCTCTTTCTGTAGTTTCTCAATAGGATTAACAACTCGCTGTCTAAATGCGTCTCTTACATATGAAGTTCCTCTGTCAACATAATTATTAATAGTTCTGTCAACATGGTTTACTGCACTACGAACAGTCTGCTCTTTGTCAGCAAACCAACTTCTAACCTTGTTGAACGCTCGTCTTAAAAAACCCATTGTATAACCTCTTATCTAGCTACTCTCCATGCACCATATTTATTCTTGTACATGCTTACACCTATTGGTGTATTTCTACCTTTGCTCTTTTTAGGTGCGTTAACGAGCAATCCTGCTCCTGCTCTTAATGCTGTTTCTGCTGCACTCGCTGTTGTATCAGCACTTGCACTAGAACTTGAACTACCATAGCCACCTCGCCCACCATATCGGCTTCGGCTGTAGCCACCTCGTCCACCGCCACCGCTTCCGCTAGTGCCTGCTAGTGCGTTCATAGCCTGCTGTGCTAACGCAATCTTGTAATCCTTGTTAGGGTCACTAGAAGATGATAACTGATTGATAAGTGTCTGATACTCACCAACGGTCTTAAATCTTCCAGTAATTGAGTTAGCAAAATACTGTAAATCTTTCTCTCGCTGTTCCTGTTCCCACTTTCTCTGATTCTCCATCTGCGTTAGATATGCGGTGTTCAGCTTGTTCTGAAATTCCTCGTCATAACTCGTCAGCTTGTTAGCATAGTTATTATTAATATCATTAATTGCGGTGTTCCTGTTAGCTTCATTAGTTGCTATGTTGTTTCCGTAATTAGTCTTTAGTCTGATTAGTGACGATTCAGCCGCTCCACCATTTACACCTAGTGCATTAAGGCTTTCAGGTAACTGTCTTGACTGCTGCATGTACTTGATGTAGTTCTGCTTTGCCGTGTTGTCATAATTAGCATTGCTCTTGTTTGTGTCATTAGCCTTGTTAGTTTCAAGCCGTTTTACAAACTGATTCCTTAAATCGCCCTGCTGTTTAGCATACTGATTGTAAATCTCTGCATAAGGTGAGCCACCGTCCATGAATGAATGAGTATTTGCCCCCCCTACTGCTACACTTGACATGTTTATTCCCCCTTTCTACTCTGCTTCCCAACCTAGTGTCTCAAACTTACTCAACACTTGTGGTGATATTTCCATTGATGAAAAGTCACCGTCAACGTGTTTCGCTAGGTTGTTTAGTTTTTCGGCAATCCTTTCAGGTAGTGCGTCAAACACTTTCTTGTTCTGTAAAGCTGTTCCAGATAGTGTGGTGTCTGCCGCTGCCACATGGAGAGCCGCAATCTCCGCAGGTGAAATTGTATAATCTGCCTTTGGTATACTTGCCATTGTTTCCCCCTTTTACCTCTTGGCTAATTCGCCTATGATGTATGATTTAACAACATTGGTTATGCCAAAAGGTTCAGCTTTGTTATTCTCTAGTATTATTTGTAGTCGCTTGTACTTCTTAATCTTCTTCTTCATTGGGAAGTCTGCCGTTGCCGTGTTGCCATTAAACGTAAACCGTGAAAAATCAATACGTTCAAAAGACATCATATCCGCTGTAAATTCGCCCACATACTGCCTTTCGTCACCGTTTTTTACGAGTGTTAGCTTACAACCAGTCTTGTAATGTGGTACTAGCGTTACAAAAGAACCTTTCTTTTGTAGTGTTTTCATCTTTGACGGATAGCCGTCATCATCAAAAGCCGAGCACCACATTGCACATACAGGGTCTCCTACCCATGTTCCGTTTTCTAGCTTTGCATTGTCTAAATACCTTGCTGTTTCGGATAAATCCTCGTTCCATGTGTAGGTGTGGGTTTCGTCAGCGAAATACATTCTATCGTCAATTACAAACATGGATTGTATGTTAGGTATATTCTCAAAGAAATACCCCTCATAACTGCGGTCACTTCGCCTATCCGTTGATTTGTGCCTACTATCTAGGACATACATTCGTGAATTTATGGCTACATAGAAATATTCTCGCCATGCACAACCAACAGCATTTTCAAGGTGTTCCTCTCTGCACAATGCACGATTAATTCGTGCGGAACGATTGACTGCGTATTTCTCACTCTGCCAATTCGTCATTATGCCAAATAGTCCGTCTCTTGATAGAAATGTTGGCTCGTCATTGACTACCCCTATACACTTCTGCGATACCGCACCAACTCCTGCATTAGAAGCCTTAACACTATACTGTGTTACGTTGTTGTCCTTAATCTCGCTTGCTAGGAATATCGTATTTCTGCCGTTATCCTTTGTGATAATTGCTAGATATGAACTAGAACGTGTATAGCACATGATGTTATTATCAACATCAAAATAGTTAAGGTCAGGAATACTGAACGGATTATCAACATCGGAATAATGTGTCCTCGACTCAACAGCTATGAATAACCTTGAATTGAAGTAGATTATCGTTCTTGAATTAAGTATTTCGACTAGTGTCTTGTTGTAATAACCTCTATTCGTGCCGTCTATCTGCTCTGTTGAAAATGGTGCAAACGTAATCCTTACGTTAGGCTCTCCGCTTACTAATGGCTTACTTGGTGCTGTTGTAAAAGATACCTTGTTGTCTACAACACGGAAATTATCAGTTCCTTTTCCGTCAAGTGTTTTACCAACAATGCTTTGCGGTGAACTAGTGCCTACATTAACAACTTTCCACTTGCCCTCACTATCTAGCACCTCTGCTTTTACATAGCTACCCACCTTGTCATAGTTCGGAATTTTATAGTCTTTCGTTTCTCCGTCACCTAGATATGTAACAGTTTGATAGATACTAGCTAGGTTCTTACTATCAAGTGCAGTACCGCCTAGTCCGTTAGGTTGTAACGATATAACTGTGCTAGGGATAATCTTGTCATTGATTGGTTCGCTCTCGCCAACCTTACCTTTTGACATCATCTTTTCCCCAGTTCCTGCAATCAAAACCTCGTTTGTCACGGTGTCATATCTCAAAATCGCATTTTGGGATAGTATGTAAATGTATTTCTGATAGCTAAAAGCCTTATTTACCTTTCCAAACTTTCCGTCAATAGTCTTGATGTGCGCTTCTTCGAGAACGTGATTATTTCCCATTTCTAGGCGGTTTATTACGATTGAGGATAGATTGCTCGATACTCCGCATTTCTCCCCTCTAACACTTAATATTGCGTCATATCGGATACCTACAACTCTATATCCGTCACGCTTAATCGGATTACCACCTAAATCAGAAATCATATTAACCATTTTCGGTGAGCGTCTGCCGTCAACCTCTGTATGGTCACGCAAATAGTCAACGCCTAGTAGTTCTCTATATTGTGCTTGCCTAACACTTGGCTGTGATGGTACATTTAGCTTCCCCATTAACCTATACCCCCAACTATCTTGGCTTTCTTGACTAACTTTGCACTCTGAATAATCTGTGTTTTTAAATCATCGTACTCGTTCCAGTAAATAGTAGCCTTTGTTAAGTCATCATCTAGCCACAAATAATGTGCTGCTAGTATTCCAACAAGTGGCTCTGTTATTTCAGGAACATTTATCTTTGTATCGTCCTCAACATCTATCGTTAACGGCTTAAATTTAGGTAGTACCCATGTTTCCTTGCCGTTCTCATCTTTACCTTGATACCCCCACTTACCATTTAGATAATCTTCAATCTGTGGAACAACTACCGTATGGATAATGCGAACCGCTCTATTCGTTGAATTTACTGCTATTCGCTTGTATTCAGAATATGTATCATCTTCCTCGAACCCTAAATCAATTAACTCGTCTTTAAGGTCTTTCCACGTCATACTCACTAAACTTGTTCCCCTTTCTTAAAAATTAAGGGCAAGGTTTTACCCTCGCCCTATTGCTCACTCTATGGTAGGTGAATTACTGCTACATCAACGGCTGCGTTGGACTTTGCAACGAGATACCCCTTGTTCTCGCCTGATACAGTCTTGAAATAGCTTGAATCTACAACGAGTGTTCTTACTTCGCCTGTAGCCATTGTGAAATCAAGTCCAGTTCCTACACCGCCTAGTGCATCACCTACTGGAATTGTCACCTTTGGTGTTCCTGCTGTTGCTCTGAACAGAATTACTGTCTTGAAGTCCTTACCCTTTAGGTCAAGTGCGAAATCTCCGCTTACGGACTTAAATGTTACCTTTGTTGCGTCATTAATTGCTGCAATTGCCTTTTCTACTTTTGTTGCCATTATATTTTCTCCCTTTCTACTCTAACTACTTCCAACAGTTAAGTATGCTTTATGCATACTTAACATTGAGGTTGTAAAACTCCTTTGGTCTGATTAGCTTTGTGCCAAATATGATAAAGCCCTTAACTGCGTCGCTGAATGAGTTTTCAGGTCTATAAGGCTCTACATGAGGCTTGCTCTGTGCTAGTGCAATCGCTCTCTGTGTCTTAACCTGAATAAGTTCGTTTCCGCTCTTATCCTTTGCCACGTTATTAGACATTCTGATAATGCAGTTGTTGTACATCGACATCTTGCCGTTCTTTAGTTCCTCGCTGTTGTTAGTGTCTAGCTTTACATAAGCCTTTCTAAACAACGTATAGAACTTTGGTGATACAGTCGCTGTAATGGTTGTGCTTGGTGATACATCGGCTAGGTATAGCTGCTCTAGTGCATTATCTAGTAGGTCAAGCACATTGTCCTTTGTTACTAGAGTTAGTGCGGACTTCTGTGCCTGATTATCTAGTGATAGGTTTGCGACAACTCTATCAATCTCGTTAGAGCAAACCTCTGTTGACTCCTGATTGAGTGCGGACATTACGTCTGCTCCCTGCGCCTTGTCAATATCGTCTACCTTGTAGTTAAATGTAGCGACATTGTTTGCAACTAGAGTTACAGATGTATCCTCAACAGTCTCTGCTCCGTTTAGCACAACGTCTCCGTTTGCTGTGTTGAATAGTGTTACTGTTGGCTTGCCAACGCCCTGAATACGAACACTATCTCCTGCGTTCTTAATCTCGCCCTCAAACTTCTGGTTTGTGTCTGCGGCAAATACGCAAAGTCTCTCGTTCTCTCTCTGAATTTCCTTGCTCCAAATAGTAGCTTTAAAGTTATTGTAAGACATAATAAAAACTTTCCTTTCTCTTATTGAATACACATACACTTAATATCAAAAACACACTATTTTAGCCTTTTATAGTCTTGCTAGTGACTTCTTTACCTTTTCCCAGTTAGCGTCCATTTCCTCGTCAGTTAGGTTGTCTAGTTCCTCTGATGTGTAGTATTCTCGCTCTGCCTTGTTGTCTGCGATTTTTCCTACACCGCTTGGTGCGTGTATCTTTTCCCTTGCTTCCATCTGCTGTGTAGCATAATATGCCTGCTTTGCTGTTAAGCCTGCACCTATGAAGTTGGCAAAAGTTTCGCCTAGTTCCTCTAACGATTTAATGGTTGGGTCAATCTCTTGAACATCACGTAAGCCTTGTGCTATCAGTTGGTCTATTTCAAGGTTCATCTTTTCTTCTTCTGCAAGTCTCACCTTTTCTCGTAAGTCATCGAGTTCCTTATCCCTATCGTAATCAGCTTTTACATCGTCATACTCTCTTTCCTCGCTGTATGCTTGTGCCCTTAAAGCCAATTCTTCGGGGGTTTCTCCGTCAAAGTACCTACTTAATGCGTCTTGCAAAATCTGTACATCGTGCTCCAAACCCTCGTTTTTTCTTCGCATTTCTGCAAATGCAGCGTCAGTTTCAGTTCTTCTGCTGTTATCGGATTGGTCTGTGCCCTCTGTCTGCGTTCCCTCGTCAATAGTTTCTGCCTGCTCGTTCTGTTCTACGTTGTCCTGTGGTTCAGCGACTTCCACATTTTCTCCGCTTTCAACTTCTGTTGACGGTTCAGCGACTTCCGTCATTTCTACGCTTGCTGTCATGTTGTCTTCCAACGTTCTTTCTCCCTTGCTAAATGAATTGGTATTAACTTACTGTGGCTTTTTCTGAACCGCTTTCTTTTTTCTTACGTTTCAAGAGTAAGCCTTGCTCTTTTATATACTCATCAAGTTCACGTTTAGCTTTCCTATCGTCGCTTTCTTGTTTACTTGCTTGAGCCTTTCCTTGTTTAGGGTTATCTTCCCAACCACATATATTTTTGAGGGCGTGCATTGTTGCGTTCGGAACGTACTTTTTAAGCATTGCTCCCTCGATTAATGTGTCTGCAATCATCGCTTTCATCTTTGCTTCCGCATGAGAGTGTAAGGCAAAATACCTCATTACCTCTCGCCTTGGCTGTCCTAGAAAATCAGCGAATCTTGACTTTGTTGGTAGTGTCTTATACTCGTTGTCCTCAACCTCTTTGAGGAACTGTTCAAACAACCCTAAAACCTCGTCCTCTGTATGTTTCTCTAGTTCTAGTTTTGCCATTTCCTTACCCTTTATTTCTGTGCTAGTTGCGACTGAATATCTTGATAACTTGGTGCGTTTCCACCGCCTACATCGTTATTTATCGCCTCGCTAGGAACATTGTTGTCTATCGGCTGTTCACCACCTTGTGCTGCAATCATCTGTTGCTGCTGTGCCATTTCTTGCCTCTGTCTTTCCTGTTCCGCTTTTCTTTCCTCAAGCACTTCTTGTAATCTCTTTTTGTCAATCGTTGCGTGTTCAGGATATAGCCTTACAAACTCGTCAAACGTAATTTTGTTATTGTTGAAGAGGTTTGTTACTTCCTGCTGCTCTGCAACTCTCGATAGCGTTGTATTCTCTGATACATCAATCCTTACTGTAGGCTCTATCTTCTGTAAGTCCTCTGCTGTTACCTCGACTTGTTCAAACTTGACACCGTCAGGATAGTATGTTTTCCACAAGTCAAAATATAAGAGTGCAACATTCTCGACAAACTCCTTGAACATATCAGCTTGCTCGTTGAGTGTTACTTGCTGTTGGTCACGAACGGTTGTTGCCGCAGTTCCTGATACTCTCGATAGTTCGATATTACCTAGTGCCGTGTCACTCGCTCCTGCAAGGTCCTTTGTGGTGTTCAGAAGCTCATCAGATAGTTGTTTTGCGTCAGAGGCTTGCGACTGTGGTGCTAGATACGAAATCATGGTGTCTATAGCCTTTGAGTTGCCACCATTGACTTCGATTGTTGCTCCCACCTTGTCTAAATCTTCAGGATTAGCAACCGCTGTTCTGTCTACCGCCATTCGTGGAAATGCCGTCTGCTTAACGCTCTCGCTTCGTCTAGCAAGCATTTTGTTAAGCTCTAGCTGATTTGCCACTATCTCTGATACTTCTGATACACCTCTTGCGCTGTTAGGTATTTCTTCCCATACCATTGGAACGATAGGGTACATTGATAGCCCTATGCCGTGATATGCTCCGTTTTTCATCTGCTGAATAGGGTGTAGAGGTTCATACACAACAGTTCTTGTTGCCCTTGCTACATGGATAACTCCGTCTTTACGTTCTAGGTAAACGAGTGATGTAATCTTGTTACCCACCTCGTCTTTGTTTAGCAACGTATCGTTTGTATCTCCGTCCTCTCGCAGTAGCGAAACCTCGCTTTCAGGTAAGCCATTATCTCTTGCCCTAGCCTTTACGGTTTCAACTCCTAGTCTTTCCTCGATGATGATGTATGGCTGCTCTTGTAGCTCTGATATATTCTCGTCACCAAACAATATCTGCGTATTATTCAGTATTTGTGGTTTCTTTCTCGTGTCACCACCGTACCAAAACACATAAGAGTCACCTTGAATAGCAGCGGCTTTTAATGCTTTTCGTGATATTCTGCCCATGCTCGACTTTTCCCACGAAATATCGAATAATTTGCCAATATTTGAGCAAACATCAGCATAATCACCAGTTACATCGCTAAATATAGCCGTTACATCACGTTGTGATATAGAGTGAACCTTGTATTTCACTACTTGCTTGACAAAGTTCTGTATCGGCTTATCTTCTAGTCCTGCTGAACCTTTTACGGCTTCCCATTGTTTGCCTATATAGAAGTTCCAATTTCGCTCTGAATCAGATAGTATGCTCTTTTTCTGCATGTACGCTTTTGTCTTTTCGTACTTCTGCCATATTTGAGTAGTAAAATCTGTATCGTTCTTCTTGCTAAAAATACTCATTTATTCCCCTTTTAAGCTAACGTTATCTATCTGCTCCATCTTTCTCTCGTATTCCGTCTTTTCGTTCTTCCTGCGCCTAAATAACAGCTTTCTAGGTGCATTTACGTTGTAACCTATAACGAAAAATACGATTGACATTATCGGAATTAACATGCAAGAAACTATTAATGCTATTTCTGTCATTGTTCCCCCCTCTATATCGGTCTTATTTTCCCTTTGCCACCACCTTTATTTTGGTAGTACGCAGGAAACATAAGCTCCATTACTGATTTTTTCTTAACTGCTTTCTTCTCTCCACTCTGATAGATAAGCCTATTGAGTGCTTGCGACATACTATCTACTTGGTCATCATGCGCAGCGTTTGGAAAACTAGAACATTCATCTACAAAGTCATTAGTGAATCGCTTATTTCTAGGTAGATACACGTTGCCACTCTCAATTGCTCCCAGTATTGCTTGTACTCTCGACATTTTACTGCCGTTAGGCTCTACAGGTATTATTCCAAAGAGTTCGTGTCTTAACATCGTGATGATCGCACTACCATTAGCCTTATCCTCTATAAGTGTTGTCATACATTTAGGGTACATCGCCCTTAATCTACGTATCTCAACTATCGTGGAGGGGAAATTTAGCCTTTTCTTGACTGCGTCTATCAGATATAGGCTTGCTCCAACCTTGCCCCATACTTGGATTGCCACAAAGTCAGATTGCTCCGTATCTTTAAATGTTGCGTCTACACTCATTACCCAATCAGCTATTTCAGGTAGTTCATCATAATACTGCCACCAGTCTCGCTCGATGATATTACCCTCTTTGGCTGTAGGTCTGCCTTGATATAGTGCGTTCCATGCCATTGAACCGCTCTCCGAGAGCATTGTCGCTTTCGTGCCCTCTAGCCACACCTTATCTTTCCCAATATCAGGACAAAGAGAATCGCCAATCGCTCTACGCAGTAAATCGTTCTCGTCCTCACATTCACACGGAAATCGCAGATACTTGATGTTATCTTCTTCATCTAGCAATCGTCCTGCCAAATCGTCCTCGTGCCAACGTGTCATTATCAGTATTACCTTGCTATGTGGTGCTAATCTCGTTCTAAACGTGGTTAGCCACTCATCATATATAAGGTCTCGCCTTGCTTTTGAGTTAGCCTCTGCTCTGTTCTTTATAGGGTCGTCTATTATCAGTAAATTCGCCCTCTGTCCTGTTACAGATGTGCCAACTCCTGCTGATAACATGCCGCCGCTATGGTTCTCTAACTCAAACTCTTGCGTCTTACTCGCCTCTTTGGATATTTCGATACCAAATATCTCTTTGCCAAATTCAACTATTTTTCGCTTGTTTCTTCTACCAAACCTAATCGCAAAGTCCTTGTTGTACGATATTTCTATTACCCTGTGTTCAGGGTTCTTGCCGAGATACCAACTAGGTAGTGTCTCCGTTATTGTTTGGCTCTTGCCATGTTGCGGCGGTGTATGTATGACTAATATCTCATATGGTGCGTCTGTCTTTCTCTCTATAAAGTTCTGTACATACTTACATAAAAACCCATGAAATCGGCTCTTTATCCATGAACCACTATGCACATACTTTACGTACTCTGCGTAATCTCTCCGCAGGACACCTCTATATATTTCAGCTTCATTCATGTATTCCCTCTTTTATTTTTTTTATATTTTTTTCTGCCCACTTACTTTCTCGTTCACACACGTTTTGGGGATATATACCCCATGTTTTCAAGTGGTTTTCAAAATGTAGATGTACTGTATATATATATATACGAATAAGAGACAAGGCTTGGGGTGGAACGGGTCGCCCTTTGAATACCCCCCTACCATTTCAGCGGTTTTCTTGTTGGTTTAAACAAATAATATTGATGTGGTTCTTCCCAACAATGAGAGGGTGAACACATACCCCTTGCAATCACTACATCATAGGTGTTATCTCCCTTTGTTTGAACTATTCCCTAAATTGTATTTTTCGGAATAGTTGGCTGTCTCTATTCCCGTTATCGGTAAACTGACCAATAGCCGTGTCTATTTCTTACTGTTGGTAGTTCGCTGTCTGTTGCGTGTATATCTTGCTTTTGCCAACCATTATAGATTAATTCCCTTGTTGTTGGTTGCTCGTCCGCTGTTGCGTACGTTTTTCACACTTTAGGTCTTTAAAAAGAAAAAAAAGAAAAAAAGAAAAAGAACTAATTAAGCTGATTGATGGAATAATTAAATCTTTGATTACTGCCGCCTCGCTCGCTGACGGCTGATTAATTGCAATAAAAAAAGAACCTGACGCCGTGTGTACGGCTCACGCTCTTACTTGCTGATTGATTATTTTGGTGCCAACTAAAGCCTTTGAGTTCTGCGCGGAGATGTCGCTGCTAGATAGAAATATGCGGTTAGGTGGTCGCCTGCTCGCTTGGGCGGAGTGTGTCGCTCTGCTCGGTTCATTTCTTACTATCTAGGTTCAATTATATGATGCGTTCGTTTATCTTAACGTGTCAAGCAACTTTTTAAAAAAACACAAAACGAACACATGTTTACTGGTTATAGAAAAACAAAGAAAAACATAAAAAAGATTGAAAATACTATTGACAGTATAATAGTAACATTGTATAATATAGACAAGCTAAAGAGAGTTAGCGAACAAATAAAAAAGCGAACTGCGGTAACAGTTCGCAACACTCAATTCGTTATTACCCTACTAAAGTTAATAAAAGAAAGGAGCGTTACTATTTTACAAGATAGTAACAAAAAAATCAAATGAGAATTTATGAATTAACCCCAACAAGCGGAGAGCTTAAACGCTTATGGTTTAGCGATTGGACGGCAACAACTGGACGCCACATTAAATCATTTTGTGGACTTAATAAAAAGCAGTTTATGGAGCTATAAAAGGGGGTAATCAAATGAAAATTTACAACTATGAAAAAGCAGTTAGAAACGATATTGTCAATTATATCGATAGAAATATGAATTTTGCGGACTATACAACTATAGACGAGTTAGAAGATGCTTTATATAATTCTGACTTGGAAAATGAAAATTCTATTACTGGGAGTTTAAGCGGTAGTTACATGTATAGCAAATATTTAGCTGATGTACATTCTATTCCTGAAGAACATATGCACGATATTGACACGTTTAGCAAATACAAAGCAGGCGAAAACCTAATCGGAAATTTTGACCTACTCGCAGATGTCCTACACCATTTCGGTTGTGAGTTTAGCGGAGACGAGGAAGAAAGCGATGTATTAGTTCGCCGTTATCTAGTTAATGACTGTATACATGATGCAGTCGCAGAAATAAAAAATAAATATAATGCATGCTGGTTTTGGGAAAAATTAGACAGCGAGAGCGAGGTTATCTAGCAGCAGCAAAATAATTGTCCAACGGCAGTTATTAAAGGAAACGAGGGGAATAATTCCCCTCGTGGATTGAAAGGAGAAGCTCGGATGGATGGCGTGGGTGCGAGAGAATGAAAGTTGGATATCCGCATTTGCAACCCCTAAACAGTATATAGAAGTGTTTCAGGCGTTCCAGAAGAATGACTGGAGACACAACTCATGCGGCGGCTGTATCTAATAAAGTAAAGGAGTTAAAATTGCCGCTTGTGCTATTAGTGGGCTTGAAAAGGCTTTATTGTGTTAGCGAAAGGATAATAGAATTTAAAGGAGTAAGACAATGAAAAGAACTATGTACACAATTTACAGATACGACAAGGAACTAAACAGAAGATTTAAAAGGGACGAAATAAAGAATTATATACAAGGGCATATAATAGGCTATGAAGATGGTTCTGAACTTTTGGCACAGTTTGAGAATTTAGACGACGCAAAAAAGGCTTTTGCTGAATATCATTCTGCTTATGGTTATGTTGGTGAAAATTTGGAAATTGAGGAAATTTATTTAGAAGCGGAAATTGTAGACGAGGACGGATATTTTATAGTTGATTCTAACGAGATTTGTGATTTTGCACCACTTGACAAAGATTCACTAGAAGAATATAACAGCGATAAACTGTATAATAAATACTACTCGCCTGAATGCTCTGTGATGGTTGAAGCTGAAAATGGCGATTATATAATCGGTGATGTGTTCGGTGATGATGAGTGCTTTGATGGTAATGATTTCTATCAGTATGTTGTGACCTCTGACGGTGTGTATAAAGCATATTATGACGTTGATAATGATACGGATATTGATGAGATAGACTATTCAAAGGCTACACGTATTAAACTAATTACTTTTGACGATATTACTGATATTATTTAACAAAGGAGGTAAAAATGGAGTTAAACGAAAAAATATTAAGGTTTGCCAAAATGGTTGATTTGCAGTTGGTTGAGACCAGCAGATTTGGCTTTAAGTATTACAAGGTGTTTACAAATGGCGGCGTTGAGGTTGGACGAATAGATATTGATTGCTCATATGAGGAATTCCTTGAAAATGTTGTCGCTAATGCTGTTCATAGGCTCAACTGTGTTAATGATGAGATTGAGCAATAAACGGACAAGGGGGGTATTTATGGCTGTATCAGAAGCAAGAAAGGCGGCTAATCGTCGCTACACTGAAAAAAACTATAGGCAGGTCAAAGTCAACTTGCCTATAGCCCTAGTAGAAGAATTTAGGGCAACAACAAAAGCTAACGGAGATAGTCAAGCGGCTATTGTTCGCAAGGCAATTGAGAAGTATTTAGGCAAGTAAAGGAGTAAAACAATGAACGTTAGAGAAATACTAGAAAATAGCTATTGTTTGGTAGTTAGAAATGACGGCGGCACTCGAATTGTGTGCATTGAGGACGAAAGAAGAAAGCTGTTTGATGTGATTAAGCTGACCGATGAAGAATATAACGGTGAATTTACAGCGGAACTGTTGGATATTATCGTTAATAAGGCTTATACAATCGGTGTCAAGGACGGTTTGAGGGACTAACAAGGAGTTTTAGCGATGAGTGGTGTTGATATATTTACAAGGGCGATTTGCTTATTTACTGTGTTCGGAGTGCCTATACTGTTCTTTGTGGTATGGGCAATAGATGAACATATCTATTCTGAACGAGAACTAAAGGCAGGCGAAGTTAAGAACCTTGATAATCTGACAAAGGCAGGAGCGAAATTTCAAGCTGATTGCGTTGATAACGGTGTTGATTATGCTATATATATTTGGATAGTTGACCAACTCAAAAAAGACCTTGATTTCATGGGATATAGTCCAATTAATGTTGACGCTGCTTTGATGTATATACCACTCTCAATTGATGAGGTTTTCGGTGGTACAAGCCTACACGATAGGGCTTTAAAGCTGTTCGAAAGTCAAGAGGACTATTTCAGAAAAATGCTGATTGATTAAGTTATCTTACGGCACTCATTTAAGGGCATGAAACAAAAGAAAAATGGGGTGTATTCTCTACCCCATTTTATATTGCCCATATACGGCTCATATTTCCGTTTTAAGACGATTTACCTCCTAAATGCTATAAAGGGTTAATCACCGCTTCAAAGTTGGCTAGTGCCTTTATTTTCGCCCTCTCGATAGACTCTATCGGTATAAGTGTTTCATCGGCTAGTTGCATATCGTCCTTTTCGTCTACTATCCACCCCTCTAGGATATTCCGTTCTATTTCGGTTATCGCACCAAAACCTAGCACAACCATATCAACATAATGCTGATATTCCTCTTGTTTTAGGTGGAGTAGTTCAATTCTCCTAGTCCAGTCGCTTTGCTCGATTTCGTCAATTGCCGCCTTTTTCTCTTGCTTTGCGGAAAGTATCTCGGATTTTAACGCAAGGACGGCATTTTTATTCAGCTTAAAATCGGAAATTAAGCCTTTTGAGTCAAGTTTAAAGTATTTCATGTCTATATTCTGTACCCTTTTAGTTAACTTGCTGTGGGGATATTTGGTTTTTAGCCATATATACCCTCGTTATGCTCTTGCTCTGCTTCCGCAACTTGGTCAAACATGTTCGCTTCTTCCTCTAATCTGTCCGCCATTTTGTTTGGGTCATGGTATTTCTGCGTGGTGAGTAAATCAATATCAAGTGCGGTTACAAGTGGATAAATTACCCAATGGTCACTTGTCTTTGACTTGAATTTAGGGAAGTGCATTTCACCAACAATCAGTATGGGTTCGCCTCTCCGCTTGTACCTCAATATTCTATCGGCAACATCACCATACGCAACGCACTTGAAAAAGTCGGTGTCATACTTGCCATCCTCTCTCTTACTTCTCTTGTTAACTACAGCAAGTTTGAAGTGTGCAATTGATTTTCCTCTTGGGGTTAAACTCTTTTCAGGGTCTTTTACCAATCGCCCAGTTGCAATAAATGAGTTCATAGGCTCTCCTTTCTTTGTTATTTGTCAATTTGTATGGGGTTTTCTTCCCTCTGTTTTCTGATGAGTTTCTCCGCTTGGATTTCGCCATACGTTTTGGGTGTCTTTGCCCTTTCTTGCTCTTTGCTTATTTCGTCCTTAAATCGCTCTATACGGCTTTTTCTTTCTTCAATGGCACGTTTCCTCGCCCTAGCCTTTTTATAGCTTCTATGACGAATTTCACGGACTTTATCGCTATTCCTAGTTACCCACTCATCATGTTTCTGTTTGTTTCTTGCTTTCTTACACTTGGGGTCATCGCAGATGATTTCAAACTCTCTCAATGCTTCAAAGAACTTGCCACACACTTCACATCTTTTAATCATTGATAAAGTCCTCGCTTTCCGCTTCCGCTTGCAGTCTTTCAGATTCCTCGTCAATATCCTCATCGTCCATGAAAAAGTCCATTGGCATATCAACATCAATCGTATTTGAGTTAATACCTTGCTCAATTGTTGGGTCAATAGCCTTTTTGATTTCAGGCGGTTGATATTCATTTCTAGTGCTTGCCTTGTATCTCAAAATATCGTTGATTTCGCCTTTTAAGGTGTTAGGTGTTGCACTCCTTGTGATTTTGCCCATACGCCCTAAAATTTGAACCTCTGAACACACCACATAATAGCTTGTTCCGTTCCGTCCAGTCTTTGGGTCTACCCACACACCTTGATGTAACGTGCCTTGAATGATAATCTGTTCGCCTTTCATACCTTTACGCAAGGTGTTCGCCTTGTTATTCCTTGCATAAATTCTGATGTTATCGTAATAGCGGTTTTTCAATCCCTCTTTTCGCCTAAACGAATAGGGTCTTGGTACAACAATCATGGCACTTGCTGTTGGGGTTTCTGCTTTCCCAGTCTTAATCATCATCGGCTTGTTTTGTAAAAAGCCTTGCAAGATTACTGAATTAATCATAGGTTAGTTCCTCTCCACCATCAGGGGCGTAAACATGCTTAACATGGTCTAAATATTCATGCTCATTGCAATCGTCTAGTTCGTCATACTCGAACGCTCTATCCACACGTTCCTCGCCTAAAATACCATCAAAGAAGTGGTGCGCCCTTTGGTGGTCTGATAGTTCCTTGTTCCGCTTGCTACTCATTGTTTCCCTCTTTTCTTAATACAGCTTTTCTCTAATGCGTTGCTCTAGGATATATCTGTATTTATCCATTGCGATTAGCTGTTTGCGTAAAACTTCAATTGATTTTTCTGATAAATCATCGGAACACTCCTTTAGCTTAAATTTTAGCTTTGTGCACTTTGCAGCTAAATCGTTATACTCATTTTCTAGTCTCTTTCGTCTTTCCGCTCTCTCTTTCTTTTCTTCATAAGTCATAGCCATTATCTTTTTCTCCTTTTTGTGTCGCTCTCAACTTCTTTTCTAACTTCCTGAATAATTCGCTCACCGTGTACAAGTCCTAGTGATAAGAGTTCAAAATGCGGTGATTTGAACCATTTCTCGTCTTGCTCTACCCTTGCTAATGCTGTGCCGTCGTTCGGTTTCTTTTTTAATCTTCGTAAGGCTTGCCCATATTCATACACAACAGAACGGATAACCTCTAGTCCAATATTGGCAAACTCTTGTGGTGGTGTATCTTTAAGTATTTGTTTCATCTGCCGTCTACCCTCTACTATGTGCTTTTCACAAAATGCTTGTGAACCGTCATAGATTAGACGCCCACATATAGGGCAACGTGCGTAACGATTGATAATATCAGGGTGTATCCAACGCAAGAACTGTATCATCATTTCCGTACCAAACTTTTCCTCGATTTCTCGTTTAGTTCCTCGCCACGTTATACCGTTGTGATACACCGCCATATCGTCTAGCTTTCGCATAACACTCCACTCGTCATTGTGGAACGAATGAACCTCTCCCCTCACAATCCCATTTACCACCATATTGCCTTTATATGCTTGTAGGGTCATCGTCTTTACTCTCCATTTCGCATATAAAGGCTAGATTACAAGCGATGTGTTTGTAGTGCTTGATTCCGCTCTCCTTGTCTACGCTGTTAGGGTCTTTGATATACTCTAGCAAGTGTCTGAATAGTGCGTCTCGATAGTCCTCAATCGGTACTTCTTTCCAACTATCAACACTTCCGTACTTCTTGACGCCATACTCCCTAACCTCTGCAATGTCTTTTAAAATCTGCATTGGTGCAAGCGTTATTTTTGCCTTACCCTTTGTGTCTTTGGCAAACTTACGCAACTTTTCTCTGTCCTGCTCCAGTTCTTCCTTATCGTCAAGCGGTTCTGTTTCGCTGTTTAGCTTGGCTAATATTCTTTCCGTTTTTTTAAGGTTCTCTTTAGCTAACTTGGTGAATTTGTTAAACGAAACATTGTTTGCTTCGCTTGTGTTGTTCTGAATTTTCTCTAAAACTATTGACGGCTTACAGTTGTATTGGTATGGGGCAAAACCATATCGCCAATAATTGCCAATAATCTTCCATATATCTGATACAAATAACGTTATACCTAATCTATTAATTGCACTTCGAGAAGGTGAGTATTTTATTTGGTTTTTATACCCCATGCGTCTTAATGTTCTCATTGTGTAGATGTATTCTTCAGTATCCTTGCAATAAATGTATTCCATATCACTCATCCTTTCTCATGCTCCATATCTCAAAATTGAATAAATTTTTAAGTTGTGTAACACCGAGACAATCACTCCTTCTTGGTTTGCTCTATCTTCATCAAGGAAAAATAAGCCCATCTGTTCCCTGATACGTTCAGCACCGTCTTTAAAGCATGTATAACCTCTCATCTTTAAATCTTCTTCAAGCATCTGAAACCCTTTTTTGTCCTTACAGCAAATGTATTCCATATCACTTTTTCTCCTTATACGGCTCTGTTCTGTTAAGTGCACAAGTGGTGCATTTTGTTTTCTTGTTCTCAACACACCACTTGCAAATACCTTTTCTTTGTTCTGCGGTAAATTGTTCCGCTATGCTCATTGTTGTTATCATCTAGCTTTACTGCTTTAATCTCCCCAGAATACTGAAAATATAACTATAACTACTCCTATATCGAATATAGCGATTAATCTGTCGGCTAACTGCTCGTGTCCCTTTTTCCGCATAACTGCTCCAACAATAGCCGTTACCCACAATGCAATCATCACTATTAGCCTTGTTATGCTTAACATAGTTTTACCTCTCGTATGGTTTTGGTAACGGTAGCCATGCGATAACACCGTCAATATCGTTATCTGTGCCGCTTAAATAAATACCATCGTCCTCATCAATCATATCTACCCACATACTTGTTCCGTCTGTGAGCAATACTTCCTCGTTAAAAGTAGGTAGATTTTCTATCCAGTAGTCGTATTTAGAAGCATTAAAAACTTCCTTTTCTTCTGCTGTTGGTTCTCTAAAAACGAGTTCGTTCCACTCTGGGATTTTGTCGTATGCTTTCATTGCTCCGCACCCCCTTTACCACATTTCAATAAGAACGTTTTGCCACTTCTTGTAAGCGTCAAGATAGCACTCGTTCTTATCACCGTTGTATGTGACCTCGTAATACATACCGTCTGATACATTGGTACTGAGTAACGCCTTTGAGTTCTGTAATGTTTTGCAGAACCATACGACAAACACATCGTCTGTTGTGATTTTGCCGTTCTTGTCGGTTGATTCCACTCTGTCGTTGTAATAATTTCTTACAAGTTCTTTGCACTTCTTTAAAAATTTTCTTTCGTCCATTGTTATTTCTCCGCTCTGTATATTTATTTATAATTTTTGTATCTTTATACACACTATTTTATCTGACTTATCCACCGTTATGTTTTCGTGCTGATTTGCGATTTGCTTTCGTGGTGTCATTTTGTGATATATGCGTAAAACCGATTTATTTTAGTTTTAAGCGATTTTTATATCTTCGCCATATCAATTATCGACTAACGCATTTTCTTCTCGCTATCGTCAAATTAGACACCTTCTCGCACGTTTCTCGTGGTGGTAGTCCACCCCTTATCGCTCACCTTTGACCAATTCGCTGATAAAAACTTCCGTTCTCGGCTCGGTTGAGTACAGCTTTTTTGCTGAAATTTCAACGATTCGGTTATCATCGTGATAGGCTTTTTTGTTGAGTGCGTCCAAAACCGCCTTGAGTAAATTGTCAATATCGGGCTTCTTTGCTGGCACTTCCAGTCCTGCCGCCATGCGCTCTCTAGCCTTTTTGCTCGTTGCTTTTGGGATTGGCATGTAGAACACCACCCTAACGGCTATGGGGTTGTTTATTGGCTCAATACCGCCACATTGCTTTTCCCACTCGCCGACAACTAGCTGTTCGTACTCTCTCGTTCTCTCTGGTGTGAATGGGCGTCCGTTTTTCTTCACTCTCGGTCTGCCCTTTGGCTTTGGTACTGCGTGGATTATGAATTTCATGACTGCCACAACCTTTCCGCTCTTTCAAGTTCGGCTTCCGCTTGTCTTTGCAGCCGCAGTTCCTCGTCTCGCAGAAACTCGATATTGCACTTAACCTCGTGCCGTTTGAGTTTTAGCCCTCTGACTTGCTCGTCTGTGCTTGCCTTTGCAATCTCGCTGTTTAGCTTGGCTAGTTCTTGCTTGTACTCGGTCATGCGGTCAATCTGACCGCTTGTGAGTAGTCTCGTGCCACTAGCTAGTTTCCCTCTCGCTCTCTTAATTCGCTCAATCACCTTGATTTTCTCTCGAACATCAGCGATTGACGGTGGGTACTTGCTTGTTTCAACGTGCTTTCTGACTGCCGTTAGGACGTCTGACTTGTCATAACCGCAAAGTAGGTCATACCACACGGCAAGCTGTGTCTTTCGCTCCATCGGTGTCATGTGCTTTAGGTACTGCGGATAAGACGCATTGACTATGTTCAGCACGTTTTCTGTGTCTTGCTTGTTCATGCTCTCGCTCCTTTCTGCCGTTACCAGTCAAGCCCTGAATACGGCAACGTGTCGCTGTTATTTGCCTTGCCTTGATATTTGCCATTATCACTCTTGATTTCGTAAAAGCTAGTCCAACTCCGCTCTAGTGACTGCTCGACAATCTTCACGGCAAGCTGTGTATCGATGTTGCCGTTATTGTCACTCGCTAACTTGGTTAGCTTGGTGATTAACAGCTTTCGCCCTCTGTCGGTTAACGGCTTTCGCATTTTGGTTCGCATTTCCTCAAAGTCGGTCATTGCGTCTTTGAGTTCATCAGGTAGGTCTTTGTAAATAGCTTTGCCTTTTGGTTTCTTTTCGGTTTTCGGTTTAGTCACCTCGCCACTCTCCCCTTTAAGGGGGGATATAGGGGGGTTATTAATACTATCCTTAACTAACCTAACCTTACCTAACCTAACCTGTGTATCCATTTTGGATACAGATTGGATACATTGTTCATTTTTCAACGGTTCTGTCGGTTCATCACTTCTTAACGCATAAGACTTGTCTTTTTGCGTAATTAGCATATATTTTTCTTCTTGGTATAAAGTCGGCTTGCGTCTATCAGCTTGAATATAGTTGTGTATTTTCCAATGTTTAATCACGATTACACCACTCTCAAACGGAATGATATAGCTTTTAGCAATTAGCAGTCTTAAATCATCGTTTGACGCTCCGCATTGTCTAATAATTGACTTTGGGTTATTAATAAATCCGTCATCGTCTGCAACTGACAAGAACGTGAAATACAGACACCTTGAACTTAACGGCATATCTAAAAAATCGTCTGAAAAAACAATGCTTTTAGCAATCATTCTTCTCTCTGCCATTTAATTCACCTGCTCTCTTGCCCTCGCTTCTCGTCTTGCCATGAAATTCGTCATATCAACCTTGCAAACAACCTCTCGCAATTTGTCCTCGTCAAGGTAGTTTGGTACTTCGGTTGTAAAACTCTTAACAGTTCCAATTGTTAGCCCAAACGCAGTACTGACAACAACTTTATCGCCTACCTCAACATCGTCATAACAAGCGAATAGGTACTCTTTTTCTCCGTACTTTGAGTTCTTTAAAGTCGCATTTACAAGTCTTTTATTTTCAAACATTCGTTTACCTCTCTTTTGTATAAACAAAGGGTAGTTATCCACATGTTTTTATGAATATTTATACACATTTTCACATGATTTGAGTTAGTTAAGTTACGTGCATGTTTTGAAATAAAATATAGTTTCTGTGTCAATGTGTATCGTTATCACTCGGCAGTAATAACTACCCTTTTGTTAGCTGTTATATATATAGAAACGGCTAGTGTGCTTAATGCTGTATGCTATGGCTAAAGGAGTGTATTTATCGATTGCACTAGCCGTTTTTACCTAAAATGGAATATCCTCGTCTAATCCCTCAAAATTCTCTTGTGGATTAAAGTCCTCTGTAGGTGCTTCCTCTGCTGTAGGTTTTTCAGCCCTGCCGTTAGGATTGTTAGATAGTAAGGTAACTCTGTTTACATTTACCTCTAATCCAAAAACCTTGTTTCCGTCTTTGCCCTCATACGAGTAGGACGCAAGCCTACCAGTTGCACCTATCTGTCTGCCTTTTGACAAGTACCTCTCAACAACATCTGCGTTCTTGTTAAAGGTCACGCACCTAACATAGTCTGCTCCCTCTCTATCCTTGCCCTCTCTCTGAATTGCAAGGGTAAATCTCGCAATGTGTGTACCATTTGTGGTATGCGATATTTCAGGGTCTTTCACAAGTCTGCCTATTAGTGCTACTTCATTCATCTTCTGTTACCTCTTTTCTTCCGTGTGCGTCTGAATGTTCATGTATGTACACATAGACGCTATTGTCATTAATATTATTTGCTAACCACTTATCCGCTTTCTGCTTTGATAAGTGCGTATCGACTACTCTGCGTTCGTAACTGTACTCGCCATTTTCGACCTTATCTTTAATTGATTGAACAATCTCGTCCTCGTCATAGTTTGCTTCCACAAAGTAATAGTCAAAATCCTTTGCTGACACATGGTCTAGGCTTGCTGTATCTGTTGCGTAAAACACTTTAAGTTTCTGCTTGCCGTCTTTAAATTTCAGCTTCCAACCGCAGTTTGGTACATCGTGTATCAGATTAAAGCGATTAAGTGTTAAACTGCCTACCTCGATATGTGGCTTAAAGTAGATATTGCTAACATCTACACCGCACCTTATTAGTGTTTGTACTAGATACTTCGTACAGAAAAACTTGATGCTTGGGTTCTCATATGCAAGCCTTTTTATGGTTGCCTCATTAAGGTGGTCTCTGTGGCTATGCGTAAGAAGCACACAATCGATTTCTAACGAGTTTATTGCCTTATAAGGTACTCCAATATCAATTAGCACTTTATGTTCGCCACAAGCCAAATATAAGGCATTTCCTTTACTTCCAGTTCCGATAATCTTATAGCTTAAATGTTGCTTGCTCATCGTCACCCTCTACAGCTACATCAATAATTGGTTCGTTATCTTCGATTGGCTCGTCAACCTCAACATTTTCAACAACCTTTTCAATCCTCTGTTCTTGATTATCGATGTATTCAGGAATTTGTCCCTCGCCAATAACCGCATTGTCTGATGTAAAGGCTTCGTTCATTTCTGTAGACATAATCCCCCACTTGGAAATAATCTGTCTCAACATTGTCTTTTTAGCCATTTCGTCAAAGTTGCTAGTCCAAAAGCTGTATGATGTACCGTTCTTCGTATCGCTTGCATAAGCCTTTGAATACTTCTTTGCGTGCGACATCATCTTATCTTTGCTCCAGTACATAGCCTTTGAAAAGCCGTTTAGATACTCGAACGATACATAGTAGCCAACAGTCGGTCTTAATTCTCTATCCACCTCGTCCTCAATCAGATTGATTTTGATTTCCTCTGTTAGTGGATTCCACGAAATAAGTTCCCCCTCTTTTACTTCAAGGACATTTAATTTCTTGTAGTTGCCACTTCGGAGTGCAAGCTGAACATATCCTTTGTAGCCTAGCTGAAATGTTCCGACTATCCTAACGTTATTTTTATCTCGTCTGTCCTTGTACGGCACGATGTAATACTGCCCTAGCTGTGGTGACGGAGATAGATTAAGGCTCTCGCCTAGCAATGCACTTGACAAGATTGTTGTTGCTTCACACTCTTGTAATGCGGGTTGATTAGCTACTGCACTTGTTAAGGCTGCCGTAAACTTAATGGCTCTGTTCTTGTCTTGTAGCACTTCATGAATTTTATTCTGAAATTTATCGCTACTCATTTTCATAGAGAATGTGGCTGTGTTCTCTCTCTTTGCTATTCCGTTCTTCTGCATGTTCTACTCCTTACTTAATCTGCTTATAGTCATAATTGAGTTCCTTTAGGAAATTCGATAAATCCATAAGTTCTTCCCTTGTTCCTCTAACTGTGAATGTTACTGAAATAATCTTTTCGTGTTCTTCTTCGTGTGTGGACTGCTTGTTGTCTGTAGTTTCCTCAACCTCATCACTCTCTTTGATTTCTGTTTCCTGAACGATCGCTTTCGCTTCGGCTTCCTTGCGTTCCCTTTCGGCTCTCGCTTCAAGCATAGCTTTGCGTTCTTCCTCTGCTTTTCGTTTGCGTTCTTCTCGGTCTTTAACTGTTGTAAATGCTCTTGCAAAGTCATAGCCGTTTTCCTTAAACTCTGCGACTACATCAGGTGATGTTTCTAGTGCCCCCTCATAGCCTTTCAAGATTTCATCTAGCTTTTCGGTAACTTCCTTTTTGAGTGACGCAAGGCTGTTGCTCATGCCTATTTTCAAATTCATATCATCGAATGTTACAAAATCTAGCTTTCGGCTTGCTCTGTGTTTCTCAAAGAACTCAACTATCTTTTCTCGTTTCTCGTTCTTTATTCCGTCCTCAATCTCACCTACTTTTGATTTCAGAATACCGTCACTCTCTGCATACTTATCTCTAATCATTGATTTGTAGGTGTTCTCACACTCGTTCCATGTGGCAAGCACGCTCTCTTTAATAGTCTTAAAATCCTCTGCGTACTGTTTGGCTTCCTTATTCAGTTCCGCTCTAATTTTCTTGACTTCCTTGTAGTTATCCTCACTGACTACAAGTGAGTTTGCTGTCTCAATCTTTTTATCTATTTCTTTTGACACTTGCTCAAACTCTGTTGTGAGTTTTATTGCTTGGTCTATTCGTATTAGTTCTGCCATTAGCTACTCCTTTACCTCGACTAGTTCTCCGTTTTCTAGCTTGTACCATGTATCTGCCTTGATTTTCTCTCCGTCAACAACAACCGCTTTCCAGTCTTTGATTTCGCAATCCCAATTATTTTCTTCGGCAATGACGAGAACTGCGTTTAATCCACCCTTGACTTTTACACCGTTGCCCCTTGCAACAGATAAGCCATAATCACCAGTTGAAGATTTACCCTTACTTGTTGCCGCTCCATACTCGCCTGCTGTTGCCGCTCCTCTATTGCCTGCTGTTGCCGCTCCATACTCGCCTGCTGTTGCCGCTCCATACTCGCCTGCTGTTGCCGCTCCGCTATAGCCTGCTGTTGCCGCTCCGCTATTGCCTGCTGTTGCCGCTCCATACTCGCCTGCTGTTGCCGCTCCGCTATAGCCTGCTGTTGCCGCTCCTCTATAGCC